TTGCAGAAGTAAATGATCCAAGTGCTTTAACTGATTGGACGACTGTTCAAAATAACATTGATCTAGCTAGCTTAACACAAGTTGGTATTGGTAATGTAAATATCGATGGCGCAGGTAATAAAGATGGTTTGTCATTAGCATACGCTTCGGGTACCGCTACTGTAGGTTTGGATATTGAGAGTTTACCAAATCTTTCTGTAGCTATAACAGCTGCTGATTTAGCAGCTATAGAAATACCATTATACAACGGTGACACCTCAGATGCAAACGAAAAAACATCAATAGCTACAATACTATCAGTGGCAAACAGTCAAATATCAAAAGCTTATACCATATCTGATACCGCTACAATTACATATCCTTTTACTTTAACTGCAGCTACGCAAAATGATACCATCATACAGCTTGTTGACACTGTAACTAATGAAACTGTTTATGCTGACGTAGATCGTATATCAACAACTCAAGCAACAATTACATTTTCTGCAACTCCAACTAACGACGTTAGAGTATTAGTGCAAAAAATAGGTTAATAATAAAATTTAATACATGAAGTTTAAAAATTATATTGAAACCGAGTCCGGTATAAAGGACACGAGTACTTCGCCTGGTACGGCTGGGCAAGTATTGTCTTCTACAGTAACTGGTACTTCATGGATTGATCCAGACACTTTGGAAGCAGCAGCTTCTAAGCTAGTTGTAATATCATGTAAGAATGTTAGTGGTGCCCAAATACTTAAAGGAACCCCTGTTTATCAATCAGGAACTGTTGGAGCTACTGATGTTATAGAAGTAGAACCAGCAGACGCAACAATTTCGACTGGGTATCTTCCAGCAATTGGAATACTACAGACTACACTTAATAACAACGGTTTTGGGAATGTAGTAATAACAGGGGAATTTTTAAATTACAGTACATCGGATATACCCACAGACAGACCAGGAGGTGATCCTTTTACTGGCGACACAGTTTACTTAGCTGTTGGTGGCGGTTTAACTTGTATAAAGCCAACCGGAGCTGGTAACGCAATACAGAATATGGGGCTTATAGGTAAAGTATCTGGTGGAAACTCTGGATCTATTACTGTGGCTTCCATAATGAGAGCAAACGATGTACCTAACTTACCAGAAGGTAGAATATGGATCGGTGATGGAAACACAATAGTTTCAGACACTATTTATGTAGATGAGCCAAACGGTAGAGTAGGTATTGGAACCACCTCTCCATTAGGTGCTATTCAAATTGGAGATGGAGCAGCAGCTTCACCCTCTACTAATCAAATACTTGTTTTAAGCAATACAGCTACAACAGGCGGTAACTCTAATTTATATTTAGCTACAGGTGCGTCAGGAACTTCCACTATAGGAATGGGAAGTACGCAATTCTCACCAACAAACACTGCTGGTAAAATAATATATAGCGACATTGTAGATACTTTTAGTTTTAACACAAACTTTTCAACTAAAATGGTAATCAATGGCTCTGGCAACGTTGGAATTGGGACAACTAATCCAAATGAAAAATTAGAAGTAAATGGCAGTGTTAGAGTAACGGGTGCAGGGTTAGATGTTGGTTACGGAAACAACTCTAATAACTTTGTTCAAATAGGTAATGGTAGAACTACAAATGGATTTGCTTTTATAGACTTAGTAGGTGATACAACTTATTCAGACTACGGTCTTAGATTGGTTAGAAATAATGGCGGAGCTAATACAAACTCTGAGATTATACACAGAGGAACAGGTGCTTTAAATTTAAACGTTACTCAAGCAGGAAGTATAACACTTAAAACAAGCAACGTTGAAAGAGTACGTGTTAATAGCTCAGGTAACGTAGGTATTGGAACAACTAACCCTAGAACTAAACTACACGTGTCAGGTTTAACAGGTGATGATGACCCAGCTTTAGGCTCTTCAACTGCTCCGTTTTTTGTAAGTAATACAGCTACTAGCTATGGCTTGAATATTGGTGTAAATAATGTTGGAGCTTCTTGGTTGCAAGCACAAAGCAACACCTCTGCAATAGCTTATGAAATGTCATTAAATCCACTTGGCGGAAACGTAGGTGTTGGTTTTATAAATCCTAGCAAGAAACTTGATGTTAATGGAAGCTTAGGGTGTACTAGTTTTGAAATGGGTAATCTTAAGATGTTGACTGCTTTTGGTGATATATTTATAAATGGCACAACTAGTGGTAATACTATATTTTATGGAGCTCCAGCAAGTTTTACTCAAAATTTACAAGTCCAAGGCACTGTAACGTGTGTTAACCTTGTGCAGACATCGCAGACAGATAAAAAGAAAGACATATCTAACATTGATAAAAGCAAAGCTAAAACAATCCAGTTTAAAGAATATAAATATAAAGAAGGAGATGGTGATAGAAAAAGATATGGTGTATTAGTAGAGGATTTAGAAAATGATTACCCTGAGCTAGTGCACGTAGGAGCTGATGGAGTAAAAGGTATTAACTATATTGACTTACTAGTTAAACGCGTAGCTGAACTAGAAAAAGAGCTTGAAGATATATCGTTGACGCCAGGAGCGCAAGGACCTCAAGGAGCGCAAGGAGCGCAAGGACCTGCTGGGTCTAATGGTAAAGATGGAAGTATAGGTGCGACTGGACTACAGGGGCCTCAGGGCGCTACTGGAGCAACAGGCTCGGCTGGAAGTGATGGAAAAAATGGTAGTGATGGAAATAGTCATTTAAGTAACATAACAAGTATAGGCATTAACGAAAAATCAGGCCAATTAGAAATAGTTATAGGTCGATCAATATATAAATTTAACCCAGATAAATAAATAAAAATGATAACATACAATTGGAATTGTAAAACAGTAGATGTACACCCTCAAGAAGAAGGTGAAACAAATATAGTGTATAACGTGCACTGGATAGTGACAGGTGTTGATGGAGATTATTCATCTAAAGCTATAGGTACGCAAACAGTACCTTTAAGCGAAGATGGTACATTCATACCATTTGAAGATCTAACTAACGATGTAGTCGTTGAGTGGACAAAAGAAGCGATGGGAGAAGAGCAAGTAGCATCTATAGAAGCTGGTATAGCTAGCCAAATAAAAGCTTTAATAAACCCCACGTCTGTAACATTAATAATCCCAAACTAAATTAGTGTATTTACACGTAATAATACACTTAAGTATAACAATTAAATATAATTAAAATGAAAAAAGTAAAAGATGTACCTGTAGTATCTAAAGCCGTATCTGAAGAGCAGCTTATTAAATTGCAAGAATTAGTTAAAAACTTGCAACAGTATCAATTAAAAATCGGCGATGTTGAAGTGCAAAAGCACCAATTATTACACGGTTTTGCTGAAGCTCAAAACGGTCTTGAAGTATTTCAAAAAGAATTAAAAGAAGAATACGGCAATGTTACCATAGACATTAACTCTGGTGATATCAAAGAAGTTGAAGATGAGCCTAATACGGAAGATTAGTATTGGAAGAGACTATAAAAATGACGCCATGCACTATTCTGTTGGACAGGAAGTGTATGGTGGTCATACTATAGCTAATATAATAGAAGAAGATAATCAGTACTCTATATATATACAAAAAGGAAACGAGTTATTGCCTTGGAAAGATTTTAATAAGAACATGGCAATCGCAATTGAATATGACTTACAATATTAATGAAATCAATTTTTAATTTTATAGTTAAGCCTAAATCTGGAAGATCAACTTCAGCTAAAAATATAAACGGAAGCGAGTTGCTTTTAAACACAGAGCTTCAAAATCATAATTACGTAAGTAGACAAGGTGTTGTACTATCAAAGCCGCTAGCCGTTGAAACAAGTATAAAAGAAGGAGACGAAGTTATTTTACACCATAATGTTTTTAGAAGATTTTATGACATTAGAGGTAAAGAAAAAAACAGCAAAAGCTACTACGCAGAAGATAAGTATTTCGCTCAACCAGATCAAATATATGCCTATAAAAGCAAAGGCATTTGGAAAGCTGAAAAAGGTTTTTGTTTTATAAAACCAATAAAGGAAGACAAAATGTTTTCTATAGATTTTGAAAAGCCTGGTAAAGGCATAATCAAATATACTGATGGCAGCGTGGAAAAAGACACATTGGTTTCTTTTAAAGTAGGTATGGAATATGAATTCTTTATTGAAGGCGAAAGATTATATAGAGTGCCATCCAATCAAATTACAATTAAATATGAACATCAAGGAGACGAAGTTGAATATAATCCAAGCTGGTCACAAAGCAGTTGAGGAGTTAATAAAAGTTGCAGGAGAAAAGATTGTAGATTCAGGAGACGACATATCAGCTGATAGGCTTAAAAACGCCGCAGCTACTAAAAAGTTAGCTATATTTGATGCTTTTGAAATTCTTAATAGAATAAAAGACGAGCAAGACATGCTTGACGATAAGCCTAAAGATGAAATGATTCAGAAATCATTTAGTGGATTTGCAGAAAAAAGATCTAAATAATGTACGAGCAAACTTTATATAAAATAGTAGAGCCTGTAAAACTTACAACCATCTCTAGGCTTAATAAAGCTAAGAAATGGGAATATGGGTACAATAAAGAAAATGACATTGTTGTAATAAGCAAGACAGGCCAAATAGGCGAAATATACGATATACAAGGACTTAAGATAGCATTGCCTAAAGCTCCAGCTAAATTAAGTAAAATTAATAACAAGTGGAAGCCAGAGGAGTACCCTAAGGAGCTTAAGTCAATTAACAGTATATTTGACTGGAGGGAATATCCGGAGAGCTTTCAGACTAAATGGGAACCCTATATAGATGAACAATTTAAAAGAAGAGACGAAGGTCATTGGTTCAATAATAAGAATGTGGGTACTTACATTACTGGTACTCACTTTATGTACTTGCAGTGGAGTAAAATTGACGTCGGGCAGCCAGACTTCCGGGAGGCAAACAGATTATTCTTTATATTCTGGGAAGCTTGCAAAGCAGACTCACGATGCTACGGAATGTGCTACCTTAAAAACCGTAGGAGTGGATTTTCGTTCATGTCCTCAGCTGAAACTGTTAACCTCGCGACAATTTCCTCGGATTCACGGTTTGGCATATTGTCAAAGTCTGGCTCTGACGCTAAAAAAATGTTCACAGATAAGGTTGTACCGATCTCCGTCAACTACCCGTTCTTCTTCAAGCCAATACAAGACGGTATGGACAGGCCAAAAACCGAACTTGCCTATAGAATCCCAGCCTCAAGGCTTACCAGGAAATCTATTCAAGCCAGAAAAAGCACAGAAACTCTTGAGGGATTAGATACAACAATTGACTGGAAAAATACTGGTGACAACTCCTATGATGGAGAAAAGTTAAGACTATTAGTACACGACGAAAGCGGAAAATGGGAAAGACCAGATAATATATTGAACAACTGGAGGGTAACTAAAACAACTCTTAGATTAGGATCTAGAATTATTGGTAAGTGTATGATGGGATCAACGTCAAACGCTTTAGATAAAGGAGGTTCAAACTTTAAAAAGCTTTACGGCAATTCTAAAGTAACAAAAAGAAACAGAAACGGTCAAACGGCTTCTGGCTTGTACTCTTTGTTTATTCCAATGGAATGGAATTATGAAGGATTCATTGACGAATACGGGGCTCCTGTATTTGATGAACCTATAGAAAAAACAGTGGGGCCACACGGCGACATTATAGACATTGGAATAATAGAGCACTGGGATAATGAAGCAGATGGATTAAAAGGAGACCAGGATGCTTTAAACGAATTCTATAGACAGTTTCCACGTACAGAGGAACACGCTTTTAGAGATGAAACAAAAAACAGTATATTTAATTTAGCAAAAATATACGAACAAATAGATTATAATGAAGATTTGCGAAATACTGCTGTTGTAACAACTGGTAGTTTTAGTTGGCAAAACGGTGTAAAAGATTCAAAAGTTTTATTTACACCAAACCCGCAAGGTCGATTTAAAATTAGCTGGGTTCCTAATGCTATTTTGCAGAACAGACAAGTTATTAAAAATGGATACAAATATCCAGGAAATGACCACATGGGCGCTTTCGGATGTGACAGCTATGATATATCAGGCACAGTTGGCGGCAGTGGATCTAAAGGTGCTTTGCATGGATTAACTAAGTTTAGTATGGAAGACGCACCTCCAAACTCTTTCTTTTTAGAATACATAGCTAGACCGCAAACCGCTGAAATGTTTTTTGAAGATGTATTAATGGCCTGCGTGTTTTATGGAATGCCTTTATTGTGTGAAAACAATAAACCTAGGCTTTTATATTATTTTAAAAGAAGAGGATATAGGGGATACTCAATGAACAGACCTGATAAGCTTTGGAACAAATTATCAGTAACAGAAAAAGAAATTGGCGGAATACCTAATTCAAGCGAGGACATTAAACAGGCTCACGCCGCGGCAATAGAATCTTATATAGATAGATACATCGGATTAAAAGAAGATGGAAATTATGGTGATATGTACTTTACTGACACCTTAAATGATTGGGCTGGTTTTGATATAAATAATAGAACAAAGTTTGATGCAGCTATTAGTTCAGGACTAGCAGCAATGGCTTGCAACAAAAACTTGTATAGGCCAGTAGGAGAAGTTAATAAACAAAAGTTAAATTTAAAAATCGTTAAGTATAAACAAGACGGTTCAACATCGAAAATAATAAAATAAGTATGGCTGATTCAGTTGTAAAAGGTTTTTTTCCTAGTCAAGTTGCTAGTGATGCTGAAAAAATTTCAACAGAGTATGGGTTGAAAGTTGGTAGAGCTATTCAAGACGAATGGTTTAAAACGGATAGAGGTAATTCAAGATATGAAAGTAATCAAAATACATTTCATAGGCTAAGACTATACTCTAGAGGAGAACAATCCATACAAAAATATAAAGACGAATTATCTATAAACGGTGATTTATCTTACTTAAATCTAGATTGGAAGCCCGTGCCAATTATACCTAAGTTTGTAGATATAGTTGTTAACGGAATGTCAGAAAGAACGTTTGATATAAAAGCCTATTCTCAAGACCCTTATGGGGTTAGTAAGCGAACAGATTACATGGAGTCTATTATTAGGGACATGCAAACTAAAGAGCTTAACGAATTTGCTAAAGACAATTTTGGCCTTAATTTATTTGAAAACAGCCCTGAAACGCTACCTGATTCAAAAGAGGAGCTAGAGCTGCATATGCAACTAAGTTATAAACAAGCGGTTGAGATAGCGGAAGAGCAAGCAATTCAAACTTTGCTTGACGGTAATAGATACGATCTTACTAAAAAGAGAGTAAATTATGATTTAACTACTATTGGTATTGGAGCTGTAAAAAATACTTTTACAAAGTCAGAGGGTGTTAAAGTTGAGTATGTTGATCCAGCTAATTTGGTTTACTCTTATTCAGATTCGCCTTATTTTGATGACATATACTATGTAGGCGAAGTAAAAAACGTTACTATTAATGAACTTAAAAAACAATTTCCAAATTTAACGGAGGATCAGCTGAATAGAATATCAAAAACAGCATATCAAAATAACGGATTCTACGATCGATCATTAACAAATTACGATGAAACCGATGCTAATACAGTTCAGATTCTGTATTTTAACTTTAAAACTTATATGAATGAAGTATATAAGGTTAAAGAAACAGGAACAGGAGCTAGTAAAATTTTATTAAGAGACGATCAGTTTGATCCACCAGTTGAAATGTTGGAGGAGCAATTTGGAAAAATGTCAAGATCCCTTGAAGTGTTATACGAGGGGGTTTTAGTTTTAGGAACGGATATGTTGCTAAAATGGGAAATGGCAAAGAATATGATGCGCCCTAAGAGTGATTATACTAAGGTTAAAATGAATTACAGTATTGTAGCTCCTAGAATGTATAAAGGCAGAATCGAATCTTTAGTAAGCCGTATAACTGGTTTTGCAGATATGATTCAACTAACACACTTAAAGCTTCAGCAAGTTTTATCGAGAATGGTTCCAGATGGAGTTTATCTTGATGCAGATGGTCTAGCAGAAATTGATTTAGGTAACGGTACAAATTATAATCCACAAGAAGCCTTGAATATGTTTTTTCAAACAGGTTCGGTTATAGGAAGATCATTTACTCAAGAGGGCAATATGAATCCTGGTAAAGTTCCGATTCAAGAAATTACAAGTGGCTCTGGAGGAAATAAGATGGGGGCTTTAATACAAACGTATAATTATTATTTACAGATGATAAGAGATACGACTGGATTAAATGAAGCTAGAGACGGATCAACTCCTGACGCGAAGGCATTGGTTGGCATACAGAAAATTGCTGCAGCTAATTCTAACACTGCTACAAGACATATATTGCAAGGAGGTTTATTTTTAACAGCTGAAACAGCGGAATGCTTATCATTAAGGATTTCTGATATATTAGAGTATTCTCCAACGAGAGAAGCATTCATTCAAAAAATAGGAGGCCACAATGTAGCAACCTTGGAGGAAATGGGTGAATTGCATTTATATGACTTTGGTATATTTATAGAGCTTACTCCGGATGATGAAGAAAAGCAAATGTTAGAAAACAACATACAAACAGCTTTGTCTGCAGGGTTGATTGATTTAGAAGACGCTATTGACATTAGGGAAATTAAAAATTTAAAGCTAGCTAACCAACTGCTAAAGCTAAGAAGAAAGCAAAAAGCTGACAAAGATCAAATTAGAACACAACAAAATATACAGGCTCAAGCTCAAGCAAACGCTCAAGCTCAACAAGTAGCTGCCCAAGCTGAGATACAAAAAAATCAAGTTATTACACAGCAAAAAGCACAACTATTGCAGATGGAGGCTCAGATTGATTCTCAAAAAATGCAACAAGAGATACAGGCTAAGATCCAATTAATGCAGGTGGAATTTCAATATAACATGCAACTCCGCGGGATAGACGCCGAAGCAGCAAGAAAAAATGAGATAGAAAAAGAAGACAGAAAGGACCAAAGAATCCAAATGCAAGGAACGCAGCAGAGTGAATTAATTGAGCAAAGAAGTAATAACACTCCGCCTAAAAATTTTGAGTCATCAGGCAATGACATATTAGGAGGAGGATTTGACTTAGGTTCCTTTGAGCCTAGGTAATAATAGTAATAACAATTATATAATATCTTATCATGACAGAACAAGAAGAAGGATTACCTTTAGCGGAAGTGCAACCAGCACCGGAAGTTGAAGTACAAGCAGAGGCCGCTCCGGAGGAAACCGGACCAGTGGCCACAAAAGATGAAGACGGTACATTTAAACTAGACCTAACTGGTACTAGCGAAAAACCCGCAGAATTAGTTGAACCTGAGGTTGCAGAAGTAATTGAGCCTGTGGCAGAAGTTGCAGCGCCTGAAGAATTTCAAGCTTTAGAAGAAATAACTGATGAAGAAGTTTCGGAAATAGTAGAAGACCTACAAGAAGGTATTCAAGAAGCTATTGAAGAGCAAAAAGAATCTGGTATTGAATTACCGGAAAACATTCAGAAGGTAGTTGAATTTATAAATGATACAGGCGGAAGCTTGGAAGATTACGTAAAACTTAATACAGATTACTCTTCTTTAAATGAAACTCAATTACTTAAAGAATATTATGAATCAAGCAGGCCTCATTTAGACAGCGAAGAAATTGATTTCTTAATGGAAGATAATTTTTCATATGACGAAGAATTAGACGATGAAAGAGATGTAAGAAAGAAAAAGATAGCTCACAAAGAAGAGTTAGCTAAGGCTAAAAGTCATTTAGATGGACTAAAGTCTACATATTACGAAGAAATTAAAGCTGGATCAAAATTAAATCCAGAACAACAAAAAGCGGTTGCGTTCTTTGACCGATATAATAAAGAGCAAGAGCAAACAACTAAATTAGCTGAAAAACAAAAATCATCATTTATTAAAAAGACTGATGCTGTATTTTCTGAAGAATTCAAAGGTTTTGAATACAACGTAGGAGATAAAAAGTATCGTTTTAATGTAAAGAATGCTGACCAGGTTAAAAGTAATCAAAGCGACATCAACAACTTTGTTAAGAAGTTTCTTAACGACAAAAATGAAATTGGAGACGCAAAAGGTTATCACAAATCGTTATTTACAGCTATGAATCCAGACACTGTAGCACAACACTTTTATGAGCAAGGCAAAGCCGATGCAATGAAAGAAAGTATGGCTAGAACTAAGAACGTTGATATGAAGCCGAGAGGGGTTCATGAAAAAGTTACCGCTTCTAACGGATGGTCAGTAAAAGCAGTTAACGGTGAAGATGTTTCTCAATTTAAAGTAAAAATTAGAAAATAACAAATTTAAAATTTAAAAATTATGAGTTTTGCAACATCGCCAAGTACATTGGCAAACTTAAGTCACTTAACTCCACGTCCTGTAAAAGGATTGTTTGGTGACAATTACCTGTCTATTGCAGGAAATGACTTTAACTTTACAAAACAATTCTTACCGGAAGTGTACGAAAAAGAAGTAGAGCGTTACGGAAACCGTACGATCTCTGGATTTTTACGTATGGTAGGAGCTGAGATGCCTATGGCTTCTGATACAGTAACTTGGTCAGAGCAAGGAAGATTACACATTGCATTTGACGACGGTGTTATTGTTAACCCAAGTGTTAATGAATTAACTTTACCTGAAGCTGAAGCTGGATTGCTTAGAGCTTTAGGAGGACAAACTATAGCGCTTTCTACTGGATATAAAACAGTAAAAGCTTATATCGTATCTGTTGGCGCCGCTTCTGGTGGAAACCAAATTGTAAGTGTTGCTCCTTATTCAGGCGCAGATTTAACTGAACTAGGTACTACTGGCGTTCAAATTGATAATGTAAAAGTATTTATTTACGGATCTGAGTATGCTAAAGGTTCTGGCGGAGCTGGAGCTGCACAAGCAGGTAATTCTGTAGATGCATCATTTACACCGTTTTCAAACAAGCCAATCATTTTAAGAGATCGTTATACCGTAAATGGTTCTGACGTTGCTCAAATTGGATGGGTTGAAGTAACTACTGAAGCTGGAACTGGAGGATACTTATGGTACCTAAAGTCTGAGCACGAAGCTAGACTACGTTTTGAAGATCAATTAGAAATGTCTATGATTGAAGCTGAAAAAGCTGCAGCTGGATCTGCCGCTATCACTCCAGTAGCTGGAACTCCTCTTGGAGCTAACGCTGGATCTGAAGGTTTATTTGCTGCTGTAGAAACTAGAGGTTTAGTTTATAACGACGCAAACTTTGACGGTACACTTGCTGGAGAAGGTATTGCTGAATTTGACGCTATCTTAAGTGAGCTTGATAAGCAAGGAGCTATTGAAGAGAACATGCTTTTCTTAAATCGTTCAACTGCTTTATCAATTGACAATATGATCGCACAGCAAAATTCTTATGGAGCAGGTGGAACATCTTACGGTGTATTCGAAAACTCTGAAGATATGGCGCTGAACTTAGGATTCTCTGGATTCCGTCGTGGATCTTACGATTTCTATAAGACTGACTGGAAATACTTAAACGATTCTACTACTCGTGGACTTACACAAGATGTAGATGGTATTATTGTTCCAGCTGGAGTATCTACTGTTTACGATCAGCAATTAGGTTCTAACATCTCAAGACCTTTCTTACATATCCGTTACCGAGCTTCAGAAGCTGATGACAGACGTATGAAATCTTGGGTTACTGGTTCTGTTGGTGGAAACTTTACATCTGATGTTGATGAAATGAATGTACATTTCTTATCTGAAAGATGTTTATGTGTTCAAGCTGCTAACAACTTTGTAATGTTGAAATCAACGCAAGCATAGTAAATTACTGTAATTTTTACCCTCGTTGTATTGACGGGGGTAACTATTACTTTTTATCAATTATTTAATTATATTATATCATGGCTAAACAAGCTAAAGCAAAGCAAGTTGAGGTTGCTCCTCAGGAATATGTAGAAACAAGAGTTGCTACTAAAGTACAAACCACAAAACCAACGTGGGAAATTAAGGACAGGTTATACGTATTAAAAGGACAAAAAAGACCTTTAATATTTTCTGTTCCAACTAGACATAGTGCAAAAAGATCTTTATTATGGTTTGATGAAAAAACCGGAATACAAAGAGAACTTAGATACGCTACTAATCAAAATTCGCCGTTTGTTGATGAACAAAAAGGAAGTGCTACATTAGGTAGAGTTGTTTTCAGAGAGGGATCTTTGCTTGTAGAAAAAGAAAAACAAAATCTGCAAAAACTACTATCTTTATATCACCCTTACTTAAATGAATTTTATTCAGAATACAAGCCAGAAGAAGTTGCTAGCGACGAAATTGATTGGATTGAATTAGAGCTGGAAGCTTTAAATACTGCTAAAGTAATGGAAATTGAAGATGCTGAAGCTGTACTAAGAGTAGAGTTTGGCTCAAAAGTCAACACACTAACGTCTAGTGAACTAAAAAGAGATTTACTTATATACGCTAAGCGTAACCCTGTATTGTTCTTAGAACTAGCAAATGACGAAAATGTACAATTAAGAAACATTGGAGTTAAAGCTACTGAAGCTAGAATAATTAAACTATCACCGGATCAAAGAACATTTACATTTGGCGATACTGATAGAAAACTAATGACTGTTCCGTTTGATGAGCACCCGTATTCAGCTTTAGCTGCTTACTTTAAGACTGATGAAGGAATGGAAGTTTACAAAAACATAATTAAAAGACTAAATTAGTCACCTATTATAGTAGCTAGGCCGCTTTAAGGGTGGCCTAATTACTATAAATAAATAAAAAAATATGGCTGTAAGTGTAGACACTGTTTATCAAAGAGTATTAGGTATACTCAATAAAGAACAAAGAGGATATGTTACTCCTCAGGAATTTAACTTGTTTGCAAATCAAGCACAATTAAGTATTTTTGAGCAGTACTTTTATGATATAAATCAATTTGGAAGACTCCACGGAAACGACACGGAGTACTCCGACATGCTAAATATACTTGAAGAAAAAATACAAATATTTGAACAAACAGACCCCTTAGTTTACGGCACTAGTAGCTTTACATTACCATCAGGTATGTACAGGCTAGGTTCTGTTATATATTCAAACATTACAACTGATGCTTTTGGCGTGCAATCTACCGCGCTTATTGAAGCGGAACTAATTAATAAAAAAGAATTCTTATATATTAATTTGTCTCCATTAACAAAACCAACAAACACAAGACCTATATACACATATAGAGGAAACGAAGTGCAAGTTTTTGGTGATACCGAAATTATTACAAATGTAAGTTGCAATTACATAAGCAAACCAGCTACTGTTTCTTGGGCTTATCAAATGGTGTTTGGAGAAGCTTTATATGATGCTACCGCCTCTGTTGATTTTCCATTGCATCCTTCAGAAGAAACTACTTTAGTTTTAAAAATACTAGAACTTTCCGGTATATTAATGAGTGATCCTGGACTATATCAGATAGTAGCTTCAGAGGAAGAAAAACAAACACAATTAGAAAAATCATAATAAATGGCATTACTTAATCAAACAAACGAACAGTACTACGAAGGCCCTGATAGCGTATGGAATAGCTTTGACGAAGATTATGGCGGATATCAGTTTATTAAAATCAAAGATCTTATAAACAATTTTATGATTGCCTATGTAGGTGAGGATAAAATTATAAGTAAAATAAAAAGAACCGATGTGGCTTTTCATGCTCAGCGTGGAATCCAAGAGTTAAGCTTTGACACTTTGCCTTCTACAAAAGCATTGGAAATTGAAATACCTCCAACCTTGTATATGATACTTCCACAGGATTATGTACAGTATGTTAAAGTGAGCTGGGTAGGTCAAGACGGAATTGAAAGGATTATATATCCTACAAGAAATACGAGTGACCCATTACCTGTTTTGCAAGACAATCAGTACGAGTATTTATTTGACGAAAATGGCGATATTATATACGCTCAAGAATCTGAGACTTCTAAAAGGTTCAAAGATGACACGACAGGACGTGGTGCAGATCTTGAAAATGTAAATAATAATGACATATTAGAACGTAGCGGCTTAGGCAGAAGGTATGGATTAACGCCTGAATATGCTCAAGCTAATGGAGTATTCTACATAGATCAAATAAAAGGCATCATACACTTTAGCGGAGATATGATTGGTAGAGTAGTTACTTTAAAATACATAAGCGATGGCTTGGGTACTGAAGAAGAAATGGTAGTACATAAATTTGCAGAAGAAGCTATGTACAAACATATTGCTCACGCTATATTAGCTACAAGAGCAAATGTACAAGAATATATAGTGGCTAGATTTAAAAAAGAAGCCGCAGTAGCAAGAAGAAATGCTAAATTAAGATTATCCAGTATAAAGCTAGAAGAGATTACTCAAGTAATGAGAAATAAATCTAAGCAAATAAAACACTAAAATATGGCTGAATTTTTACGCACTTTCACAAGTGGTCGAATGAACAAAGACCTTGATGAAAGACTACTTCCAAACGGCGAGTATAGAGACGCATTAAACCTAGACCTTTCAAGTTCGGAGGGATCTGACATAGGTTCTTTGCAGCTGCTAAAAGGTAATTTAGAGTTAAAAAATTCAAGCTACAACACGTCCACACAGTCTTTGATTGAATGGAATGCGTCTACTTATATATCAGAATACACTAATGCTTTTTGCGTTGGTAGCATTGCTGACGATACCAATGATAAGATTTATTGGATAGTTGGATCAGATGACTACAATTGCATTGCTGAGTACGATCTAAAAACAAAAGTTACTGTTCCAGTTTTAGTTGAAGATAAGTCTATTAGTAATTTTTTAAATTTTAGTGAAAGTTACCTTGTAACCGGTATAAACCTATTGCAAGGGTATTTAATATGGACAGATAATCAAACTGAGCCAAAACAAATTAGTATTGAAAAGTTTAAAGCGGGTACAAACGACTTTGTAACTCAAACGGCTTTTAGCGATGGAATATTAAGCTTTGTTATGACTGAAAAGGATACAACAGTTGCTAGTATAGGCCCATTGTATGCTCCTGAATTAGGAATGTATAATACTTTAAGATCAAGGCCCGTAGACAGCTCGTTTAGCTACAATTTAGCCGGCATTCCCGGTACTCCTCCTACAGGTAACAACGTACTAAGTATTGCTCCCGACACTATAATTACTGTGTTATTAGATTCCCCAGCAGAATATCAAGCAGGAGATAGAGTTCTTGCTTATGCTACAACTCCTAATTCTGGAGGTGGGGATCTTGTTGTTTATGCTAACTTTATTGTAACCACTGAATATGAAGACTCCTCAGGGGGTTATAATTATGATTTTCAATTTAAGAGTATAGGAAGCGGCGGGGAACAGCAATCTAACTTTGTTTTAGATCTATTACAATTATGGGAAGTTGAACTTGTAGGTGAAAAAACGCTTTTTGAAAAAAAGTTTGTAACTTATGCTTACAGATATGTATACGACAACAACCAAATATCCCCATTTTCTCCTTTTTCTAAAGTAGCTTTTTTGCCTCAAAAATATGATTTTGAATCTTACACTGGGTATAATAAAGGCATGCTAAACGATCTTAAGAAAGTGGATGTGTTCTTTGGTAAAGATTTGCCATTAAATGCTTCTAAAGTAGAAGTGCTCTTTAAAGAAACCCACAACACAACTGTATATACAGTAAAATCTATAAATCGATCTGATTTAGGTGATACAAATCAGAAAACTACAATAACAGTTTCTCCAGATGAACCCAACTATTTATCTGTAAGCTATGTTACAATAGCGGGAAATAATATTGTTACTTCACTTGCTCCAGGAGCTACAGGGGTTTTTTATCATACAGAAAACTCATTAATCACTAGTATACCTACTTTTCCATTAACAACTACTATAGAAAATACTGGCTATGGATTAGAAATAACTTCTGAAATTGTAAGAGGAGCGGTTGAAACAAATCAATTGTTAAGACCTTGGGATAATGTTCCTAAAAAAGCCCTTGCCCAAGAGGTAATTGGTAACAGAATAGTTTACGGAAATTACACTCAAAACTATACGGTAGATGATACCTTTACTTTTGACACTACAAAAACAATGCTTAATGAAGAACCGTTTTCTAGTTCTTATCAAGTTCAAGAGCCATACCCTACAATAAAATCCCTTAGAACATACCAGTTTGGTATTGTTTTTAAAGATAAATACGGAAGAGAAACTCCCGTTTTTTCAAACGAAAAAGCCGTTGTTGGGTCTACTATAGAAAATAGCGACGGTAAGTTTTTTTTAACAGCCGGTATGAATGGTATTTCACCTAGAAACGCAGACGGTAGCGAAATGTTTGAATATTTTAAGTTCTTTATAAAAGATCCTACATTGCCATACTATAACGCTGTAGCTGACCAAATGTATTTATCTCCAGATGGATATAGCGCTTGGGTATCGTTTCCGTCTTCAGAGGTTAATAAGTTTGAAGTTGGGGATCACATTATACTTAAAAAGACACACGGTGAATCATCAGCTGTGCAAACTTCAGACAACAGATATAAAGTTCTTGCTATAGAAACAGAGCCCCCTGCGGATATTTCTTTTAGGTATGATATCTTACATGCTGACAACCATGGGTTTTCCGCGGCTTTTCCTTTCGATGGAACAGCTACTGAATTAGTTTACGGTAATACACCTGTAGAAGGTTCTAATGTGTTTTCAATAGCGGGAGGCAGCTCATCCCCGTTTACAAATGACAACGGCACACAAAGAGGTAATTACGTTAGGTTTATTAAAGATGGAGTTTTTTCTCAATATTACCGAATAGATGAGCTTAACCAAGTTAGTGGGTCGTGGCTGCTTACTGTTTTTCCTAAGTTTGGGTCAGATGTTAATTTCTTATATGCCACCCCTGGGGATGAGCAGTCATTACTTAATTTGCCTATAACAACAGAAATATCGGAACGTGCTAAGATTGAAACTTATGAAGAGTTTAAAGGTAGATTTTTTGCTAGACTTGAATCAAATTCAACGCTTACAAGTTCTTTTTTAGGTACTAGTTCATTTACAGAAGGAGCCGCTGCTACTTTTAATAATCAGCCAGCCAACTGGTATAATGGACGCCTCGATACTGCTGGTAGAATTGAAGGGCTGGGGACTGGCTCAAATTTTTTTAATAGTGACGCAATTCTAGGCAACGCTAATACTAATAACCAATCCTATAATGATGGCTGGTATTTTACCGGAGGCGGAATGGGACCCTCTGCAGGATTTGTAGATGACGAGGGCTACTCAAATATTAATGCGCCTTGGACTTTTGGAGGATTAAGCGATCAAAGTGAGTCAATTGGAGGACAGCCCGTTGAAGATTTAGCTATTTGGGGAGACGGTGGTCCCTCAGGTAGATTTAGCAATATTACAGGCATTAAAAGCTTTAAAGGCCAAAGCCCCATTCTTGGGTTTTACAGAGGAAGACCTACTGATTTCCAGGGAGGTGATAGTAATAAAGTTAAAACCGGCTTAAACATGAGAGCACCATCTTCTGGAAAACCTTGGGACGTTCATATAGGAAGAAGAATAGATGGGCAATTTACTGGCACAGGAGGGTTTAAAGGGATTGCAAAAAATTTAGTAGCTGGTACTAAAATTCGTTTTAGTAATCACGATACAGAGTATACTATTGTAGAAAGCGGGTTTCAAACAGGCTGGCAGACTCATTTCTGGGGACTTTTGTTTGACAAAAGACTGCGACATCCTGTAAACGCTTATGCAATGTACAATATTATAAATTATAATAATAGACCCGCTGGATCTTATGACCCTTTACCGTACACTCAGACATCGTTTGAAGTTGAGGGGCAGCAATACCTTCCTATAGACAGAACAGACCCTGAAAATCCCACAGGTAGAATTGACATTGAAATGATTGTTTTAGTTCAAGCTACAGGGGACAGAAGAGTAGATGAAGATCCTGCGATATTCGAAACAGAGCCAGACGAATCTTTAGACCTTAATCTTTACTACGAAGCGTCCGACGCAATACCGATTTCTCAATACAGTGAAACACATAGGTTGCCTTGGTTTAATTCTTTTGGTTTTGCCAATGGCGTAGAATCAAATAGAATAAGGGATGATTTCAATGCTTTTGAAATTGGTAAAGGAGCTAAAGTGTCGACTGTTTTAGACGAACCTTATGAAGAAGAAGTTCGTTCTAATGGTTTTATATTCTCACAAATATTTAACTCGACAGCGGGCGTCAATAGGCTTAATCAGTTTATACAAGCACTACCTATCACTAAAGAATTAAATCCGATATATGGAAGCATTCAAAAGCTCTACAGTAGAGATACTGATCTTATAACTTTATGCGAGGATAAGTGCTTTAGAGTATTAGCTAATAAAGATGCTTTGTATAACGCAGACGGAAATACTAATATTACAGGAAACACTAATGTTCTTGGTCAAGCCGTACCTTATGTAGGTGAGTTTGGTATTAGCACAAACCCGGAGAGTTTTGCGTTCTTTGGATTTAGAGCATATTTTGCAGATAAAAGTAGAGGATCTGTAATGAGATTGTCAAGAGACGGATTAACGGAAATATCGAACGTTGGTCTTGCTGATTTCTTTGCGGATAACTTAAAGTTAAACAATCGTATTATTGGAACTTACGACGAAGATAGCCAGCTGTACAATTTGTCATTAAATACGCTTTCAGCGGAATGGCAGGAAAAATTAGCAGAAGGCATTGTAGACAGAACTGATTGTGATGATGATTTAGATATTGGAGATCCTAAGGTAACAGAAACTACTGTTTCGTTTGCAGAAGGCACTAAAGGATGGGAATCTAGAAAGTCCTTTATACCTGAAGCTGGAGTGTCTATAAATAACAACTATTACACTTTTAAAAATGGATTACTTTGGATTCATGCTGAAAATGAAACTTACAACAATTTTTATGGTGTACAATATTTTAGTACGATGACCACTATATTTAATGACGGGCCAACCGTTGTTAAAGGGTTTAAAGCATTGGATTATGTTGGATCACGTCCTAGAAATTATGTATATTCTACAGGAAATGGAGTTGATTATTCTATAGCTCAGATAGTAGCAGGCAATTTAACGCCAATATCTCAATCTGTTCCAGCTAACAAAGAAGGATGGTATGCTCAAGCTATTGTTACTGACATGCAAGAAGGGTATATAAAAGAATTTATAACTAAAGAAAATAAGAATTTTAACTATATAAAAGGTCTTGAAACTTTTTTTAATTCAGATTGTGATACTAATGTTAGCACATCGGAATTTAGTGTTCAAGGAATTGGTAGAGCAACAACAATAACCGGAGATGTAACTGTAGAAGAATATAAAGTAAGAATATTTATAGACAATACTTGCTACGTCCCTTAATTAATAATATAATATATGTTTTTAGTAGATTTTCCAAATTTTACCGCTGAAGGAGAAGATTTTTTCCAAACAGCAGGTACAAATATTGCATCCACAAGGCCAACTGTATCTTTAAAAATGCAGCCAAAACCGGGGTATGCTCTTCTTTCAGGATTATTTGATCCAATTTTACCACTACCAACAGGCGTGGCTTCTGTAGCTTTTGTTCAAGGAGTTAGCCCGGAGTCTCCTTTGCATGTGTTTTGTAATATTACGCTTGACAATCCCTTAACTATGCCTGCTGCTCCTTTGGACTTAGGGCTATGCATAACAGGAGATGTTATTCAGAAAGTTTACTTTAACACTGTTACTGTAGAAACAGAACTTAATTCAAGAATAACAGCAAATAAAAGCTCAGGTACCGTGTCTTTAAATGGAACATATAACTCAACTCAAAGCTATGTTCAAACTTTAACCGCAGACGCTGGTTATTACTTACCCTCATTACCTCAAGCTTATGTGAGTACGTCCTCACCTGCCAACTATCAACAATCTACTACAAGCTCTTTTGATGCAAACGGCTATAGATTATCAGCTCAAATTACAGTTGATTATTTAGTTAAATCGGAAGATGTTACTACAGATAAAATAAAATATATAGCACAGGATGTTAAGCCTATACCTGCAACAAACGTGGTTCAAGTTAATTCTTACAATATTGATGTTAGTTCCTTAACTGAAAGCGGAGGAGTTAAGCAGATGGATATTAGAGGAGTTGAGGGAGCAGCTTTTTCTGTTAATGTAGTAAATTCTTTGAGCGTAAATATATTTTCTTATTCAAGCACCATAAACAGCGTAGGTCTTAACTCTTTAAATATACCATTTCCTAAAATAACTGGGTCTTCCGAAACATATACTGTTACTATAAGCGGGACCCTAAGCCCTACTTTAACTCCTGCAGTATTTACTTTAAACCAATATCAATCTATATCGGTTGGGTTTGGAATTACAAGTACAAATGGTTTTATTGGATCTACAGCGTCTCCTACTATAAACCCAAAATATTCTGCTGACCAAGAATTCAGTACATCGTATTTAAGAGCATATGACTATACTGTGTTAATTGAAAACCCTACGGGAACATTAAACAATTCAACGGATGTTATAAACTTTCCTACAAGGAACTCTTTTACTAATATAACTTATACTACTGGGAATGGTACAGAAATTTTTATAAATAGCGTAGGCTTCTTTGAGTACCAGGAAGCGGGAGCTGTTAGCACCAACAAAATAACGATGCTAATAAACTATTCCATACTTTCAACAGGAACAACTGATATAGCTAGTACCATAAACATTGATAACTTTTTAACATTTAATTAATATGCCTTCTATAACTTTAACTTTTCCAAATTCAATTAATGTTTCAGCTCAAGTAGGAGACACCGCTTATTATACTAATGATGTTAACGGTGAAACAATTGTTGAAATAGGAACAATAACCGCAATAAACATAGCAGATAACTCGATTACCTGTAATATTGCAGCTGGTACTGTACGCCCTACGGTATCTAGTTTTATACTATTTAGCAAAAACAATGAGCCTAACATAGGGGCTATGGTCGGAGCTTATGCTGTAGTAAAATTAAAAAATGAAAGCACTAGCTACGGTGAAATATTCTCAACAGGAATAGAGGTTTTTGAAAGTAGCAAATAACATGTAATAATAATATATAAAAACTTAATAGATATGATGCCAATAATGGGAGCTATCTCTGGTGTTGCGGGAATTGCCGGAGGACTAATAGGTAGTGGAAAAAGAAAAAGAGAACAGCGTGCCGCACAAAGAGAAATGGAAAAATTCAAAGGCCAGTACGAAGCACTAGACACTAGCAACCTAATGGCAAACATGGATAACACCATGGAGGACCTAACAGTTAACACTCAGCAAGCAGATTTCACAGCTAGGCAACAGCAAAATCAAATGGCTAATGTAATGGATAGTTTGTCCGGCGCTGCTGGAGGTTCCGGCATTGCAGCCTTAGCTCAATCTATGGCAAATCAAGGTTCTCAAAACGCTGAAAGAGCAGGCATATCAATAGGTCAACAAGAAAGACAAAACGAAATACTATCAAACAGAGCAGCTGATGCTAATCAAATGAGGTCAGCAGCAGGAGCTAAAGACGCTAGAGGCTTAGAGTACCAGAAAACAGGGACTTTACTTGGGATGGCTCAACAAAGACTAGGCGCAGCTAATGCAGCTAAAGACGCCGCCACAGCAAGTATAATAGGCGGAGTTGGTCAAGTAGCAGGAGCAGCAGCGGGTGTTATGGGTGGTTTAGAACAAAACCAGGATCCAGGCAGCTTTAGTGCAGCGTTATATGGTAATTAATAAAAAAACAATAAAATGGCAGTAAATGAAGCGTTAATAAAAGGAGCAGGTATAGCAAGCAGCAAGTTTGTTGATGCAGGTGCAGCCGTAGGCCAAAGTATAAAATCTTTGCAACCTATGTTTCAGCAGTTGCAAGCTAACAAACTCCGCAGAAAAAAAGAGAACGCGGCAATTGACAGGCAGGTCGGCAGCTATGTAGATGCTTTAAATTCCGATGTTGATTTACTAGGCTTAAACGCAGAAGAAGAATCTACTGTGACAAAATTTTTGTCTATGGAGAAAAACCGCTATGTAGAAATTTCAAATCAACTAGCTAGGGTTAAGCCTGGTAGTGAGGTTTATTTAGAGCTAAAAGACCAACTAAGCACTGTTCAGAGATCTTTTAGTACTTTAGCAGATCAATTAAAAGCATATAAAACTAGAAAAACAGAATACTTAGATGATTTTCAAAGCGGTAGAATATCTAACGGAGACATTAAAGCTAATAAGAAAGCCGCTGATATTTACACAAACCAAGCAGCGTTTGGGATAGGAGCAGATGGGCAAGTTATATTTAATGACAATGGAGAAAACTTACTATTTAATGATTTTAAAGATCCTCCATTAAAAGCCTATCCTTTAGCAAACAACCTACTTAAGCAAAACGAAAACTATTATAACGGAGGTGTTCAGATGAGTCAAGCTAATGAAGATCTATTACGAAACAATCTTACTGCTCAGTTTTCTAAAGACCCTTCTGCTATGATGTCAATTGTTGATGACGATCTTCTAGGTGAGCTAAGCTTAACCATGGAAGTTAACGAAGATAACCCCTCATCTTCAATACCTGAGGTGGTTGACGTTGTTGTTAATTCTATGAAAGAGGTTGCTCAGGGCTCCTATGACAGAGCACAACAAAAACTTGAAGCTAAAGCATCTAAAAAACAAAATAAAGATCTTGTAGTAACAAATTACGAAATTGTTGGAAAAGGTGAAGACCAAAGATATATAATGACAACAGCTGGAGGCTATTCTAAAATAGGTGATGTTGAAGGGTATACGAAATGGAAAAACAGAAACTCACAACCCCAAACGGAGCCTCTTGAACTTGTTACTCCACCACTACCTAATCAAGATCCCGATGCCTACGATAATCTTTTATTTACAGAATAATAATAAAATTAAATAAACAACATGCCAGATTATAAATTTAAAGACGGAAACCCCGCAGATGAAGCCAAACTAAGGGCATTAGCTGAAAGTAATAATATTACTTTAGAAAAGCTAATAGAATTAAACGGGATTACTGTATCCGAAGAAGAAACGCCAAAAAAGCAAAAAGACGGTGTACAGGGTGCGACTGCTCCGTCGGTAAATCAAGCACCAAAAAATACGGAATCCAGCTTGGGCAATGGTTCTTCGGTTTACGGAAGTTATCTTGATGAAGAAGGTAGATCTGGTTTTAAAGAAAAACCATACAATGTTCAACTTGAAGAATATCAAAACTCTTACAACGAAATATTAAACGGCACAGGTAGATGGGAAGCTTTAAGTGCTATGTCGCCTGAAGTTCGCAAAAAGTATGCTGACAAATGGGTACAACCGCCTAAGCTAACAACGCAGGTTTATAATAGAGAAACAGATTCATATGAAGCTAAGGCTACTGAAGATGCCAAAAATCTTTTTATAAAAAATATACCTACAGATTTCAGTAAGTTTGAGGATCAAAAAGAATTTGATACGGCATTAGAAGCTGGTATACTTAATACTATGCAAGCTGATCCCGTACTTCAAACAGAAGTAAATAAATATGAACAAAAGCAAAAACCAGCTTTAGATAGCTTCTTAGAAGATTTACAAAAAAAATACGATACAACTGACCCGGCTGAGCTTAGTTTAGCAGAAGAAGAATATAAGCAAAAATACAAAGAATTAGTACTTACGCCTGTTGTAGATTCTCCTATATATAAAAATACGGTAGATCAACTATCTACAGTTGCGGGCCAAGTTGCTGAAGAGCAAAGTAGAGCATTTGGACGATATGACAGCAAGTTTTTGTCAGGTATAGATGCTGCAAAACGCGTATTACCTGATTATATTCCAGATTTTTGGGAATCAGTGGTTTCTGGAGGAATAAATATTGGCACAGGAGTAAAGCAATCTATGTTGAGCACGGAACAATCTCTACTTGAAGATTATTCTAAAGAATTAAAATCTTTACAAGACAAGTTAGACTTAGGCACAACAGCTGAAGATTCTCCTTCTTATTTCGGAGGTAGATATAACGTTAAGGAAGGTTACACTACGGGAGCTACAAAAGGCACAGTAGAAGATCATGTTAATTTTCTTAAAGAAAAAATAAAAACCTACGAAGACAAAACTTTAGAATCATTAAAAAATATTAGTGAAACGCAAAAATATCAAAGCCTATTTAATAAAGCAGATTTAGCGGATGGTATAAGCTTCACGGACATAGTTAGAACTGTAGGAGAAGCTACACCCCAATTAGCTTTAGGAACAGCTGGAGCCGTAACAGGTAATCCAGTTATTTCAGGACTTGGGTTTGCTGGTATATTTTTACAAGAATATGGAGCTAATTATTACACAGCTCTTGAAGAAGGCTTAAGAAAAGATGTAGATGATTTTGATGAATTACCTGAGGAAGATAGAAGAGCTTTAATGCTAGAAGCTTTAAGAGACGGTAAATATGCTAACAAAGGAGAAGCGGCTGGATTTGCTATTGCTTCTGCTGGCCTTGAAAGATTAGGAGCTCTTAAAATAGTTAAGAACGCTACAAGAACTGTTGGGCTTGGTAAAGATTTTAAAAATGCTTTAGGTTCTTTATATAGAGGGGAAGTTAAAAAGGTTGTTGGAAACGCTATTGCTACAGGAAAAAGAATGGCAAAAGGCGGTATTTCAGAATTTGGTACTGAAACGGCTCAAGGAGTTCTTAGTCAAATGAGTACAGGAGCACAACTTGATGAAGGTATTTTAAGCTATGTAAAATTAGCAGATGCTTTTGAAGAAGGTAAAGCAGGATTTATTGTGGGTGCTGTAATACCAGGCGGAGCAGCAGTAGCTAGACAGTCTGTAACAGAATTAAGAAATACGGCAAGAGATATTGCAACTAGGTTTGATTTAAACTCTAATTTAAAAACTGTAAATAAGTTTTTTGAAAATGCAGAGCAAAATTTAAAAAATAAACTAACTACAAACAATCTCAATCAAGAAAAATACGACGCTGCTATTAATGATCTAAACGATGCTAGAAACACAGGATTTTCAATTCCTAAAGATTTTTCTGAGCAAAGTAAAAAAGAAGTATTTGATCTTCTTTTAGAAAAAAAGAAACTTGAAGCTTCCATACAGGGTATTGATCCTGATTTAGCTACAAATGCTAAACGTAGAATAGCTGAAATTAACACGCAGCTTCAAGTAATATCTGAGACAGAAGCAGATGTAAAGAAAGGTGAAAAATTTCTTAAAAAATCTGGTTTAGAAGGCGATTTTACTGCAACTGAAACTGACCAAGAATTTGCAGAGCAAATAGCATTGATAAAAGATAGTAAAGGTAATAGAAAATTTTCTGACGCAGATATTGAAGCAGGTAAAAACAGCAGATTTGGTGTTTTTGTTAGTGAAGACGGATCTATTATTGTAAATAAAGCAGCAGCAAAAAGAGCTAATGTAACAACTACGGCTAGACATGAATTCTTACACAAAATAATATTAGCTGCTGTAAATAGCAGTTCAGAAGGAGCTAAGCAAATTGGATCTGATTTAATGGCTTTTGTAGAATCCGAACTAGGCAAATCTATAAAAGGTGACCCAACAAGATTTTTAAAAGATTTAGAAGGATATAAAACCAAAGCTGCTCAACAAATTGCAAAAATTGAAGCCAGAGACGTTAATCTTAAAGATTGGTTAAAGAAAGGATTTATTAATCAAAATGCGTATGACGAAGCTACTAAAAATGATGTCAAAAACAAAGCACTAGTAGAATCTAATGCTTTTGAAGAAGCTTTAACCTTAATGTCAGAAGCTTTAGCTAATGGTGATTTAGCCTATAACGCTTCCTTTATGACAAAGGTTAGAGACTTTATAAGAAGATTCTTACAAACAATACCAGGAGCAGCTGGTAATATTGATTTAGCGGACGGAAAAGCTACATTTGATTTCATTAGAGATTATAATAGGCTTTTTGATAAAGGAAAATTTAATAAAGCGTTTAAAGAATTTGCTCAAACAGGAACGCTAAAGAGCGTTGAGGTTAAAGAGTCAACTAAAATTACTCCTGAGCAGAAAAAACTTAATGACAAAGTAGACAATTTAGTAGGACCTAAAGACGCAGACGGAAATTACACTGTAACAAAAGCAGAATGGGACACAGGAGCTTTATTTAATGCTTATAATGAAATAATAAACGGTACTGCAATAGATGCTTTAATAATGAGAGGTATCGAAGGCGATTCTGTTTACGGTAAATCAAAACAAGATTTTATAGACGACGTTAAGGACGGGATTACCGGTACCATTATGCGATTTAATCCGGAGGAAAACAACAGTTTAATTGGTTTTATAAATTCTCAACTTGGTTTTAGAAAAGGTGACGTTCTTAAGAAGTATAAAAAAGAATCGGGGATTGGTGGTAAATCAATAGACGTTGCTGCAGGTGAAACCGGTTCAATAGCTGAATTAGCAGCCGAAGAAACTGCTGAAGATGCTTTGGATGCAGAAGCTAAAATGCTACAACAAGAAGCAGAGCTAAATAAAAAACCTACGTTTTTAGAATCTTTACCAGTTGATCAAAAAATAGAAGAAGGTAAAACCTATCAAGAAGCTTTAGAAAATGAAACAGCTGAACGTATAAAAAGGAACGTACAGCTTTACGATCAAAAAGTATCTCAAAACAGAACTATAAGCCCGTTTATTGCAGAGCTTAAAATGGACATTTCAGACGCTTTCTACAAACCAACTAAGAAGTTTATTAATGAATATAAAGGAGGCTATGAAGGCTTCCTAACGGACTTTAAAGCTACGTTGTTAAACAACTATACTACTACTTACTTGGCTAGACATCCTTTATTTAGAAAAGGTGTACTTAAAAGAGTAAAAGGGCAATGGATGCCTCCTAGAAAAATTAACAAAAACGGCATTTTTAAATACGAATGGGTTGATGAAAACGGTAAAAAGCTTAAGATCGACAGGGACAATGCTGCTGGCCGTGGATTAACATCAGGTCCAGAGTTTATAAAAAGAAACCCTAATATAAATAGTGTAATAGGTATTAATGAATTTGTAGATTATCACTTTCAAGATGGAGCTTTAAGAAAAAAGAAAAAGCAAAACCCTGAAGATGCTGTTGCTAGACAAATTGCTTCTGAAGCTGCTTTAGAAATATTCCAAAATGATTTATTAGAAAATGGACCGTTAACTCAACTATTTGAGGATAGAGCAGAATTATTAGGCAAAATACTGTCTGACAACGCAGCTATTACTATTGCTAGCGATATTGACAGGGGGCTTATTAAGTTTTCTGAAAAATCTATGAAGCAGCCTAAAATAGCTCCTATACATAACAAAGCGTTAAACATATTAGCAGATCAAGGTCCAGCAGCAATGGACACATATCTTGGAGCGCTTAAAGACCAAGATGTTGCAGATCTTGTTAAAAACTATTTTGATAATAGACTTTGGGAGAATGGATTATTTGCAGATGCAAAAGCACGTAACAGAGGATTAGCTTATGAAAATTACATTAAGAAAGTAATAAGAGCTTCTAAGGTTAAAGATGTTAGCGTATCTATGATCGGCAAAAAGCAAAAAGTCGGAGGGGACATTATATTAAGCATAGGAAAAAATAAAATACCAATTGAGTTAAAACTTAATGATGTAGCTCAAATGAGTAGCTTTACCGCTAGGATAGCAGATGATAGCACTGTATCTTTTTCAAGAGAAGGATTAGATGATGCCGCTGGTATAAAAGATTTAAAAGAAATATTGTCTAGCAAAGACTACGCTGCTAAAGTAAAAGCATTCCAAGACGAAGGTCTTAAATTTGCAAAAGATAATAATTTATACGCAGAGGTAATTAACGGAAGATTAGTTGCTCAAAAAGCTGTATTTGAATATTTAGTAGAAAACGGAGAGCAAGCCAAGTTAAACGTAACAGTAGATTCTAACGAGTCTATAATTAACGCGTTGTATAACGATAAAGATGTGTATTACATGGACTTAGGTAATAAAGGCTTATTCCACCTCGGCGAAGACGTAAATAAGCTTAACACCCCAAGATTAGCTAGCCCAGTTCAATTGTATGCAAGATGGACTAGATCATCTAAAATAGACGGTCAAGACAGATACACTACATCACTAAGAGTATTCCCTAATTTAACAGGAGATATTAACAAATCTACCATATCACTTAGCGACCCAGCTAATATTAAAGATGTATTAAATGACTTAAATTTTCAAGAGCAGAATATTAAGGAAAGTAATAAAATTGATACTGAAATTAATAGAATGATCCAGGATGTTTCAGGTATACCAGCAAATGAAAGAGTATCTAAAGTTAGAGGTGCAAAACTAGGTAAAAATAAAAAAGGCGCGCTATTTGTTCCATATAGCCACGAAGATTTTTTAGGGCTAATGTATCCGCTGGTTGGTAAAAGCAAACAAGGAAATGCTGATTTAGATTTTATTAAGCAAACTATTTTAACTCCATTTGCAAAAGCTGAACACAATATTACTCGAGAACGATTAAATACCGCTGCTGAATTCAGGGCTTTAAAAAAGCAAATAAATAAAGAACTAGGCTCAACAAGCTTATCCAAAGAGCTAGGCAAGGAAGCTATTGATGGATTTACAAACGAAGATGCTATACGCGTTTGGCTTTGGGACAATCAACAAATGGACATACCTGGTTTAAATGAAAAAGATATTGCTAAGATTAAAAACAAGGTGATGAAAAACCCGCCTTTAGCAATGTACGCTTTAAAATTACGTGGTCTATTACAAGGTAAATACCCAGAGCCCGGCAATAACTGGGAAGGTGGTAATATATCTTACGATATACAACAAAACCTAGAAAATACTAGAAGAGAGTTTCACTTAAAAACTTGGCAAGAAAATGTAGACAAAATGTTTTCTCCAGAAAATAAAGCAAAGCTAGAAGCTGCTTTTGGTCCTAAATATGTAGAGGCATTAAACAATATGCTCCAACGTATGAAAACAGGCCGTAACAGGACTCAAAACAACAGCCGCATAGAAAACGCTTTGTTAGACTACTTAAATGGATCTGTGGCTGCTATTATGGCTTTAAACACAAAGTCTGCGTTATTACAGCAACTATCTAACGTAAACTTTATAAACTGGACAGATAACAATCCGCTTAAAGCTGCTCAAGCGTTTGCAAATCAACCGCAATACTGGAGAGATGTAGTAGATTTATTAAACTCTGATTATTTAAAAAATCGTAGAAGTGGATTAAAAATAAATGTAACAGAATCTGAATTAGCTGAAGCTGCAAAGTCTAAAAATAAAGTAACAGCATTTATTGGTTTGCTTGGACAAAAAGGTTTTATATTGACACAATACGGAGATAGTTTTGCTATTGCTTCTGGAGGTGCTACTTTTTTTAGAAATAGATTTAAAAGTTATTCTAAAGAAACTGATGCTGACGGCAACAAACTTTATACAGAGGAGCAAGCTAAAGAAAAAGCTATGGCTGACTTTATGGAGATTTCAGAAGACAACCAGCAGTCTTCAAGAACAGATAAAATTAGTATGCAGCAGTCTAGTAATTTAGGCAGATTGTTTTTAGCATTTGCAAACACACCTGCTCAGTATGCTAGGCTAACTAAAAAAGCTGCATTGGATTTATCTAACGGAAGAGGAGACCCTAAAACCAATATATCAAAAATATTGTATTATGGTTTTGTTCAGAATTTATATTTTTCATTTTTGCAAAAAGGATTATTTTCAATGCTCTTCGATGATGATGACGAACAAGAAAACGATCCGCAAAAAGCAGATAAAACTAAAAAGAAAGCATTTGAGATGGCAAACAGTTCTTTAGATAGCGTTCTTAGAGGTGGCGGCGGTATTGGAGGAGCTACATTAGCTATGGCTAAAAACCTAATTATTAAGGCATATGAAAAATCCAAAAAAAATAGGCCTATGTATAGTGAACTTGCTTACCAAACCCTACAGGTTTCTCCTCCTATCTCTTCTAAGCTTACTAAGCTTCGTCAGGCAGGTTCCGCTTTTGATTATAATATGTGGGAAATAAAAAACCGAGGATTAGCTTTAGATAACCCTGCTTTAATGGCGGGCGCTCGAGGCACTACCGCAATAACGAATATTCCACTAGACCGACTTGTTGTTAAAGCTGAAAACATGAAAAACGCTATGAACTCCGATGTTGAAACGTGGCAAAGAATTGCTTCCGTTCTGGGGTGGCAGGGGTGGGAGCTAGGTATAGTTGATCCTAAAAAAGAAGTAGAGACCGCTAAGAAAAAAGCAGAAGGCAAAGATAAAGCAAAAGCTACTAGAGATCAAAAAGCTAAAGAAAAGAAAGAAGCAGAAGAAGAAAGATTATCAAAAATGACTGCTCAAGAAATAGCGCAAGAACAATACGACGCTCTTATGAAAAGAAGAGCTTCAGGCAAAAAAGGAGCCAAAACAAGAAAGAAAAATAAAAAAACAAAAGACTCTCTAGACTTAGAGATTTTAAAAAGATCCATACTAAATAAATAAACAATGAGCATCAGCGAGATTAAATTATACGCTATTAACGGAAGTACCTTAGGGGTAACTACATTTACACATATAGAAGATTGGTTAAAAATATTTTTACTTGTAGTAACAATAGGGTACACAGTAACAAAGTGGGTTAAGCTAAAACAAGATAATGAGAAAAATAAATAAAGCTATTGTACACTGTACCGCAACTCCCGAAGGTAGGCACACTACAGTGGAAGATGTTAGGCGATGGCATTTAGATAGAGGCTGGTCTGATATTGGATATCATTACCTGATTTATCTGGATGGTACTGTCCATGAAGGTAGGCCTATAGAAATTCAGGGAGCTCACACTAAAGGGCAAAACAAAAACTCAATAAGTATTGCATACGTCGGAGGAATTGACAAAGTAAACTTTAAAGCTAAAGATACGAGAACTGAAGAGCAGAAGGAAGCTTTGGTAGATATGCTAGAATTTTTTAAGATTGCCCACCCTGAAATTACAATACACGGGCATAATGAATTTGCTAATAAATCTTGCCCTAGCTTTGACGCAAAAACTGAATACGAAAATATAACAAACATGTGGATATGAGAACAAAAGGGATGGGTCCTCAGGGCTTAGGGATTAAAGGAAACAACGGCTATAGCATAGGATCTCCAAACAAGTTTAAGGAGCACAGCATGTATAGCAAAAGTGGCGCAGAAGAGGTTGCTGAAACTAAACAAGAACATTTAGCTTTAAAGAAAAAAGGTTACGGCCACGAATCACCTGTTAAGCAGACTCGAACTCGAACTGTAGAAAAGGGGTATGACCCCGTAAACGAAGCAGTAGACCCTGGTTATAAAAAAGTGGTTATTATTAGAGGTGACAAAAAAATTGTTAAAGAAAAATATACAGACGAAACAGGTAGAAAACGTAAAGTCAAAACAAAATACAAAGGCTATAGTGGAACTTTTGCTGCTGAGCCTGATGTTGCAGTAAGCAAAATATTTAAAGCCAAAGGAGGAGGCGGTGGTCGTCAAAAAGAGGATCTCCTTAGGTCCCCCATTCCAAAGAAAGATGCTTGTTATACAAAAGTTGCATCAAGATATAAAGGTGGAAATTCAGCTTATAGAAGCGGGGCTATGGTTAAGTGTAGAAAAGTTGGTGCTGCTAACTGGGGGAATAAATCTAAATAGTATGGCTTTTAAAATGAAACCATCTCCATTTAAAAACCTAAAGCGTTGGTTTGAAGAAGAATGGGAAACACCAAAAGGTGAAAAAGATTATAGCAAAGGTGAAAATACCTTTAGACCCACAAAGAAAGTAAGCAAAGACACTCCAAAAACCTGGAGCGAAGTAACGCCTGCTTCAAAAGCTAAAGCCCAAAAAGAAAAAAACACAAAAGGTAGAGTAACTAAATACTAAGTAAAAAAAAAGGGGAGCCATTTCTGACGCCCCAATTTTCAACTAACTAACTAACTAACCATCACACGCAAGACAATCTTCATTCATAGCTTGCTGTGCAATATCTCCACGTAGAACACTCTCTGTTCTCGTATAATACAAAGTCTTCACTCCGTTTTTCCAAGCATCAAAGTGCACTTTATTAAGCCACTTAGGAGTTGCTTCACTAGGAAAAGCTAAATTCAAACTAACTGATTGGTCTATAT